TAAAAATATAGAATTAAACGAAAGTAATTTTAATTTTGTAAAGATAAAATGAATAAGACTATTATTATATGTTGCCCTGGTCAGTCGTTTACAGGTAAGTTTTTAACATCACTTACATATTTGATTAGACATTTACATAGTAAAGGGTTTAAAGTTTTATTTAGTACGACATTTTCTCGTAACATATATGAAGTGCGGAACAAATGTCTTATGGGAGACCCAAGTAAAGGTCCTACGCAGCAAGTATTTAACGGACAAGATTATGACTACATATTATGGTTAGATGATGATATTATTTTTACTCCAGATGATTTTGAAAAGTTATATAAAGAAGATAAAGATGTAATATCAGGTCTATATTTAATGGCTAATGGTACTCAGTTCGCATCTGTTGAAGTGTGGGATGAAGAGTTTTTTCAAGAAAACGGTACATTTGAATTTCTTAATAAACAAGATATATCTCATAGATTATTACCGTTTAGTGTAGAGTATGTTGGGTTTGGATTTTTGTTGTTTAAAAAAGGTATATTCGAACAATTACAATACCCTTGGTTTGAACCTACATTTCTAGAGATAAAAGATTGTATTGATTTTTCCATGGAAGATGTAACTCTTTGTCTGAAATTGCGTAAATTAAATATCGAAGTTTATGTACATCCTGATGTTGTTGTCGGGCATCAAAAAGAAGTTGAGCTAAGAGTATGAGTGCTGAAACTCCAGAAGAATTTTGGTATCAAAACATAGCTAAGTATAGTAACCCTCCAGAACCTCAACATATATTTCCATCTAATGTTGTTGTACAACAACTTACAAAAACTAAAAAGACCGAAATATGTGTGTTTGAAGGTTATTTAAAGAATGGAGATAGTATATTACTTACATATCCTCGCAATGCTTCTCTAGATGGAACCATAGTTGTAAAGAACTTTATTGGTATGGGAGTAGGAGAATGTGACTATTATGCTCAAATACATGTAGTTGTTTACGATTTAGAATACAATAAGCCTATGACTGATGAATTCTTTCTCTCTCTACTGCAAGATAGTTATGGTTGGGAAATTAAAGACTATGGGGATTTATCCATATACTAGACCATAAATAATTAATATGGCTAGCAAAGATTTCATCGTAAAAAATGGTTTAAGGATTGGTGGTTCTACTGGTACCGGAGGTTTAACAGCCAGTAACGCAAGTTTTTTAACTAGCCTTAGCGCAGCTGGTATATGTGGCGCAGCAAGCTCTGGATTTACAACTGGGGCTACTATTGCGTTAGGTGGGGATGTAACTGGTTCAGTTGCATTAGATACTTTAGGTGGTACTAAAACTATTACAGCTACGATAGCTGCTAATAGTGTCGCGTTAGGTACAGATACTACAGGTAGTTACGTTGAATCTCTCGGCGTCAACACTACATTTCAAACACTAACTGGTACTATTGGCACGGGAGAAGGTGCAACTATAACTGGTTTAGGATTATCCGCAACTGGTGTTAATGCAGCTACGTATGGTAGTAGTACCGCTATTCCACAGATTACAGTACTATCTGATGGTCGTATAAGTTCTGTTAGTACGGCCGCTATATCCACTGATCTGACTATTGCTGCAGATAGTGGTAGTAATGATACAGTAACAATTGGTACGGATACTTTAACGTTTGCAGGTACATCTAATGAAGTTGAAACTACTGTAAGTAATAATCAGATACAAATTGGTTTACCTAGTAATGTTACATTAGGTGGCGACTTACGATTAAATGGTAATTCTATTTTAGATAGCGCAGGTACAACTGCTATACAATTAGATGGTTCAGGTAATACAGAAATTTGCGGTAACTTAACAGTACAAGGAACACACACTACTCTTAACACATCTGTTACTTCTACTACTACAGCTACAGAGAACAACTTTGTTATCGCATCCACAGATACAGGTGCTGATGCTGCTCCAGATTTAAAATTATATCGTAATAGTTCCAGCCCTGCTGATAATGATAGGATTGGTAACATTATTTTCACAGGCAGAAATGATAATACTCAAGATGTAGATTATGGACAGATTGTAACTCGGATTACTGATGCATCAGATGGCTCAGAGGATGCCTATATGACATTCAAAACAATGGCTGCTGGTACGTTAGCTGATCGATTTACTATTAAGAGTGGTTTGATAGGTATTGGTACTACAGCTCCTGGTCATACTTTATCTGTTGCTGGTACTATTAGTGCTTCAGGGGTTATTTATGGAGATGCATTTAACTCCGCTACAGGTGGAGACACAATCGATTTTAATGATGATATAGCGTTAGCAGGTAGCTTATGCTTTTCTCCGTCAAGTGATATTTTAATTCCTGATAACGGCGGTGCTGCTTTAGAGATTAAACAAGGTACTGATTTATATCAAAGATTTATTACTACTAATGGTTCTGAAGGAGTAGAAATTAGTAAACCTTTAACATTATCTATTGCCGCTGGTACAACAGATTCTGTACTTATTCAAGATTCTGGAGTAATTAAGAAAAGAGATATTGATTCAAGAGTATGGGGCAGTACATTAATTGATGGTTCTGGTACCGCTAATAGATTAGCTAAGTTTTCCGATGGAGATACAATAGCTGACTCTTCTATAACTGATGACGGTAATGCTATTGTAATTGGTACATCTACTGGTACGACAGCAAATGCTTTATCAGTATCTGCTACTGCAACAGCAGGTTCTATACAATTTAATAATAATAGAACAGCTTATCATTCTATAAGTTCTACTATTGCTAATGCTGGGTCTGGTACTTTAGTACGCATTCCTAAAGCTGATTACAGGACTAGTAAGATAATTATATCCGCAAAGGGTACGTCTGCATGCACAAGTCACGCAGAAGCTACAGAGATTCTTATGGTCCACGATGGATCAAACGCTGCGTTTTCAACTGAATACGCTACTATACGTACTGGAGATCAAGTTGGTACATATTGTGCAGAAATCATAGGTGGAGATGTTGAGCTTAGAGCAACGAACGAACTAGGTGGAAGTGCTACCGCCACATTTGTTGCATCAATACATCATCTCGGAGAACTATAACATTTATATTAATTTATATAGATTTGAAAAGGGCCTCCGGGTCCTTTTTTATTAAATAATTAGGTAAGTGGATAGTGGAAACTTATGGCAACTAAAAATTTTTATGTAAAAGACGGGCTCAAAGTCTGTGGTAATACGTTACTTAACGGTGCAACGTATACTGCCGCAGCTTCAGCAAAACTTCACGTTAAGACTGCAGCCAACGGAACTGGCGCTAACCTCGCGAATGTCAATGGTTTACTGATTGAGAATGGTGGTACTAGTAACGCAAATTACGCGCTAAAACTCGCCACAGGTTCTGGTAACATCTTCAATGTAAGTAATGCAGGTAATGTAGGTATAGGGGTAACAGATGCTACGTCTATTTTCCACGTTGTTGGTCCGGGTACTCACCCTACGGCTCTTGCTCACTTTGATACTCAATCTATTGCTCGGTTTGAATCCGATAGTAGTAATGCCATAAGTTTATATATTACAGAAGGTGCTGATGGATCTTATTTACAGGTCACAGATGGTACAACAAATTCTAGTACAGCTAAAGATTTAAATTTACAACCATTCGGTGGTAATGTTGGTATAGGAACAAATAACCCCCAGCAATTACTCCATATAGACGGAACCAACCCAGTAATAAGGCTGAGAGATAGTGATGCGACAGGAACTCCATTAGCTCATATAGACGCATCTGGCGGCGCATTAAAATTACAAGCTGACTCTAGTAATGAAACAGCTGATTCTTTCTTGACTTTAGAAGTAGACGGTAGCGAGTATGTTCGAGTAAAGTCTGACGGAAATGTTGGTATAGGAACAACTAATCCAAATGAGAAGCTTACAGTCTCAGGTAATGTTAGCGCGAGTGGTACAGTCTATGGTGTAACAGTTTGTGGTAGTACAGTTGTTACCTCACCGAGCGCGTGTGTTACTACAGCTTCAATACATTCTGTCTTACCGAAGAACGGTAATGATTCTGGTTATCTTGGAGGTAGTAGTTGTAACTTTAAGCAAGCATATGCAGGAAAGTTTTTTGGAGCTACTTGTATGTGTTCGCCAACGGTTTGTGGTAGTACTAGTGTATTATCTCCTCTTGTGTGTGGTACAACGAGTGTTAACACACCTATTGTTAATGCATCGAGTTGTACGGTCGCTCCTTTACTATCTGGAACGTGTATTACAGTACAAGATAACGCTGTAGTTTGTGGTAATCTTACAGTGCATGGTACATGTACAACATTAAACACTACTGTTACAGCAACTACAACTGCTGTACAAAACAATATGGTAATTACATCTACAGATGCAAGTAGTACATCTGCACCTGATGTAGTTTTATATAGGAATTCAGCTAGTCCAGCACCAGGAGACAATTTAGGTTTATTACAATTCAGAGGTAAGAATGATGCTGGTACTCCTGAAGATATTAATTATGTTTCTTTATTAGGTAATATAATAGATGAGACAGATGGTACTGAAGATAGTAAATTAAGTTTGTATACATACGCAGCTGGTACTGAGACTGAAACAATGACTCTTCGAAGTGGTTTAGTTGGTATAGGTACGAATGATCCAAATGCTGCTGGAGCTTCCACTAACAATTCAATTCTTTCTCTAAAAGGTAAGGCGACAGCTTACGGTGGTATCCTTGAGTTAATAAATTACGGCACAAGTGGTAACGGTCAGTCACATGGGGTTATCAGGTTTTTAGATAACACCGCGGAAAACGCACAGATTGAGGTATTGAGACATTCAGCCGCAGATGATGCGAGGATGGACTTTAAAACGAGAGCAACTGGAGGTTCGTTAACTACTCGTCTCACGATTGCTGATGACGGTAATGTCGGTATAGGAACAAATGCTCCTAATACAGCTCTTACAATATCTGGCGCAGTGAGCGCATTAAGTGGTTATTGTAGTGATGCTTTGCATAACAGTAAATTTGGTACTAAGGCTTTATGCTCTCTTACATCAGGTGCTTGTAATACTGCTGTTGGTAAAAGTGTGTTAGAAACTAATACCTCAGGGGAGTATAATACTGCTGTTGGATTTAATGCCTTACAAGCTAACACAACTGGTCATCGTAATACAACTGGTGGTGCTTGGTCTTTAGATACTAATACAACTGGTAGCGATAATACCAGTTTTGGTTATACCGCTTTATACGGTAACACGACTGGCAGTTTTAATACAGCTGTTGGTCGTCACTCCTTGCCGAGTAACACAACAGCCTCATACAACACATCAGTTGGTGGGTGTGCTTTATATGCTAATACAACAGGTTGTCGTAATATAGCTGTTGGTTTTAAAACTTTAGGAACTAACACAACAGGTTGTGAGAATACTGCTGTAGGTCATAATGCTGGTTTTTCTAACACAACAGGTTGTTTTAATACTGCAAGTGGTAAGTATGCATTGTTTTCTAACACAACAGCCTCATACAACACAGCATATGGTGCATGTTCTTTATATTCTAATACAACAGGTACATCTAATACTGCAGTTGGGTTTAGAGCTTTAAGAGTCAACACAACAGGCAATTACAACACAGCAGTTGGTGTAGATGGTTTATATTCTAACACAACAGGTGATAATAATACTGCTACTAGTTATAGAAGTTTGTTTTATAATACAACAGGGTATGATAATACTGCTGTAGGTATGAAGTCTATATTTACTAACACAACAGGTATTAGAAATACAGCTAGCGGTAAGTATGCTTTAAGAGACAACACAACAGGTCAAAAAAATACTGCTATCGGTACGTAT